GTGGCGAGAGGTAGGTGAATCCTGCGCTTGGCGATACCTGAGCCCGCTCGATCCGCCGGATGCGGATGAAAAGCTGGTCGATCTGCTTTTGCAGTCTCAACAGGTCCAGCTTTTGCGGCTCGTTGGTGATCATCAGTCGGAGACTTTCACGATGGAAATCCAGCATTCATTGGCGGCACCGGTCGCATATAGGCTCATGTCGCTGCCCTTATCGTGATTGATGCCGATCCCTAGAGTGTTTCCGGCGTCAAGCCGCTGTGTTTTTGACCCAGTAAGCCCCTCGTATTGCGGGTGGTTGTAGAGCGTGTGAAGGATTTTCCCGTCGCTGCCGTTCTTGCGCTCAATGACCCGCGTGAAGCCGGTATTTGACGCGTTCAGGATCAGCCCGCATGACAGCGTGTAAACGCCGGGAGATGGGATTGTGAATAATCCGGTGGCGGGGTCGAAATTGCTCGATGTGTCGTGGTCTTCTGCTGAGAACGTGACAACAGTCGTGACTCCGGTCGTCATTCCGGTCTGATTGCTGGTCCGGTATGCCTCGGCAGAAACATCGACCACGTCGGCGAGTCGCAGCGTGGTTCCGAACGTATTGTCAGTGGCGAACCGGAACGTGCCGGTGTTCATCCCTGAAACTTTTGGCGGCTTGGTCGTGGTGACGCCTTCCCATATATAGCCCGGTGTGCTAATGCTCCAATACGGATTGCGAATGGAAATGACCGCATTCCCCGATGGCTGCCGGATGAATGAAACGAGGTCCGGGTTCGCTGTGGCCACGTCGATCCGCACCGAGTTCAGCTCAAGGTAGGCGTTTGTGACGATAAACAGGTAGTCGTTGTTTTGACTCTCGATGTTCGCGTTGTTGATGACGATATGCCCGATGCCTCCTTGCGCGTCTAGGAATGCTCCGGTCCCGTTGCCCCACTCGCCGCCTTGGATCAGGAGATTGCGAACCTGATTCGCCTCGATGCACGTTCCGGTGTTGAAATTCGCCCCGCAGGAAATGAGCTGGCTGGTATCGACCGGATTCACGCCGCCCGCGCTGAACTGCCAGCCCTTGCCGCCCCAGTTGCAATGAACATGCTCGAAAATGATCCCGACCGCGAAATTGACCTGAACGCCAATGGTGCAGTCGTAAACTCGGATCCGCTCGAACTTGGCCGAGATTCCGGCAAATACCGCGTCATTGCCCACCTTGATCCCGATGGCGCTGCTTTCGATCTCGAACCCCGAAACGACTTGGCTCGCGGCGGTGGCGAGATAGATGACCGGGTCCGTGTCGTCCTGTGGGATCAGCTTCGTGGCGATCTGGAGCGGCGGGTCTTCGCCATCGAGTGCGGTCCCCATGCCCAAAAGACGGAAGCTTGCAGGGATCGTCAGGTTGCACTTTAGCGTTCCTCCCAAGCACCGGCCTTCGTAAATGCCAGCCGTGATTGCATCGGACATTAGCGTCTCGATCGCGGCGGTTGAGTCGGTCGTTCCGGTGTAGTCGATGCCGCTGCCCGCGATCGTCACGAATGGCAGGTTCGCGGCACTCGCGGCAAATCCCAATGCGGTTCGGGCTGCTGCATTGTTTGCGGCACCGAGGAAGGTGTTGATGTTGGCGGATACGCGAGGCATGATGGTTTATGGTAGAGGTTCTTGAAAATACCCGTCCTCCGTGGTGCGGTAGTATCCTTCGTTTCCAACGGCGAGCGGTTGTTGGAATGCGTCGGCAGGGAGCGGCCCGTCTGGCGGCGGCGGGATGGAGATAACGGATCCGCCAAGAATTGAGATGGATAGCCCTAGAATCATCGCCACTGACTGTTGGTTTGGGTTATCACTCGGGTAAAAACGGAAGACCCGCCTTGCCGCCCGATCTTCTCAAGCTGCTGGGTCAGGATCTCGCCTGCTTCAATCTCGGCGAGCGCGGCCTTTTCCTGCTGCTGGTCGTTGCGCAGGAAGTCGGAGTATGCGCCGTGAGCGATGTATTCAAACCACTCCTCCGGGATTTCGCCTTCCTCGGTTTCTCCCGGTCCGTAGGTGTCGGGAAGTGCGGCCTTGTAGGTGATGTAGGCGGAATAGAGCGTTTCCGCAGTGATGGTGATGCTCCCGGTGGCGTTACCGAAAGGAGTCCAGGAGGTGACAAAATCCGGCGTTGCCGGATTATCCACGCCGGATTGATCTGCAACCCATCCATCACCAATGATGTCTCCAACATACCATGTCAGACCTATGTTGTTGATTTCCTGCGTGATATTGCTAATGTTGGCGTATGAAGGGAAACCGTTTTCCTCGCCAGAAACTGCGAAATTACCGGCAAAGTCTGGGTTTAGGTCGCCAGCCACCAATAGCGATTCCCCGCTGGATATGCCGGTCGCCTGATACCCTGTGATGATCGTTCCGTCGCGGGTCTTGACGAAGTCGCCGTATTCAAATGCCCGCGTGTTTCGGAACGGCTCGGTCGCGTGAATGCGGAGGATGGTTCCGATGTCACTCAGTCCGGTTTGCTCGTCTGGTAGAAGTCCTTCCTCCGAGACGATACGCTCCTCACCGACCACGAAGAAGCGCGGCCAGTATTCCGACTCGGCATAGGCACATTGAGCCCGCCGGTTCACCCAGTATTTAGCCCGCGCTGTTTCCTGCGCCGCGAAGCTGCAACCAGCCAGCGCCTCAACAAGCGCGATCAGGTCGGCATAGGGGCGGGTGTTCATACTTTGAAGACGGCGAACTCAGGGGCGATTCGTTGGATGTCGCGGATGGTGGACCGGTCGTGCATGGCCTCTTCCCCTAGCTTGTGCTGTAGGCGGAAGAAGTCATAGGCAGGAAGGGAAAGAACCTTCTTGCCGAGCGCCTTGTGTGTCTTGTGGCCACGGCTGGCAAAGGCGTCCTGAGCTGCTTGCGTCTCGCGAAACTTGCAGTTCTCTTCCAAGAACTTCCGTCCGCTGCAAAGCTCGGTGATCATCGCGTGCGCTGTCGCGTCGTCCAATCCCTCGATCATGAAAAAAAGGATGGCGGGGGCCTGCAACGAGACCCCCGCCGGTTGGGTGTTAGAGGACGAGGAACTTCAGCGGGTCGATGATGGTCAACCCGATGACGATTTCGCCAGCGGTGATCGACGCGATGGCAGCGTCAGTCACCTTGATGTAAACCGGGAGCGCGGTGGCCGTCAGCTTGGCAGGGAGAACCCCGGCAAGCGTGGTGGTCGTGGTCGCGCCTTGCAGCATGGTGTCACCCGTGTTGCAGACCGGCAGGTTCACCGTCATGCCGTCAACGTCGAGGGCATTGATGAACTCATCGGGATCGGCGAGGGTCGTTCCCACGTCGATGACGAGCGAGGACGAACCGACGATGTCAACGGTATTGACGACAGCACAAAGCGTCACCCCGCCGCCCGCCGGGATGTCGGCGATAGCGAGGGTTCCGCCGGTCCCGATGGCAATCAGGTCGTTGAAGTCGAGCTTCGCGATGTGCGTGAAGGGCGACTTCTCGTTGTTGGTCAGTTTGGAGATGGTAGGCATCTGGATTGTTTCGGTTGGGGATTAGTAGGCAATCTTGCCGTGTGCTCCGGGATGGTTCACCAGCAAGGTGCCTGCCCACTTGACGTATCCGCGAGGACCGCCGCCCTGGTCTTCCAGTTCCTTCATCTGCATCGGGAGCAAGTCCTTGATGCCGTAGTAGCTGGTGTTCAGGATGTAGCCTCGATTGCTGTTAACGACGCAATCGGGGTTGGCGTTGATGATGTTCACGAAGCCATACGCGCACTCGAAAGTGTCGATGACGAACGTGACCTTCTTGGTGCCCGCCTGCTCAACGACCTGATAGACCTCGCTGCCGGAGTTGTTCTCGGTGCGGGTAAATTCGGTGATGACCTTGCGGAGCGCGGTGCCAGCCACCAGCGTGAGCCGGTTCTGTTTGCCGTTAACCGAGAAGATCGAAGCCATGGCGGCATCGAGGGTGTCCTCGGTCGGAGCAGCTCCGATGATCGAAGCGGCTGGAGTGCGATACGCGGCAGGCACGTCGGACGGGCCAGCGGAATCAATCCAGTCGCCAAGACCACGCGATCCGTAAACGGTGCCTCCGCCGTCTTGCGCGGAGCGGTCGTCGTCGGAGCTGATCTTGTATTCGATGTCTCGCTTCAGTTCCTGAATGCTCTTGGTGATGGCGCGGCCCTTGTCCTGTGGACCGGCGCTTTTGACGACGGTTTGCAGGTCGGAGACGGCCCAAGGGCGCTCAAGGATCGTGCAGTAGTTGCCGAGTCGGGCAACAGCCTCGAACTTGTTGGCGAACGCGGTGATGTCCGCACCTTCAGCAACACCGGTCTTGTTTGGAGTGGCGAGCTTGTCGATGGGCCATTCGGAGAAGGTCGATTCCATCCGGCCACGCTTTGGAGCGAGCGAGAGGATCGGCGTTTCTTCCGGTGCGAGAAGAGTCAACGCGGCGTTGAGGTCTTCACGGTTGTTGATCGCGGAGCCCTGTCCGGTGCGGACGGTTGGCCCGGTCGGGTCGATGGTGGTTGAAATAGGCATGGTTTTGGTCAGTTAGAGGGTCGAAGCCAAATAGTTGGCGAAATCGTCTGGACTGCCCGTTGCCTCGGCTTGACGCTTCAGTGACTCGATCTGGTTGTGCTTCGGAGTCTTCGGATTGCCGGATGTTGCTCCCACGTTTGAAGGGGGCGCGGGCGCTTTTGGCCTCGGCAATGTTCCCTTTGTGGTTGCGACTTTCGGCTTCCCTTTGGACTGCTCGGCTTTCAACAGCTCGATGGACCTTGCCGCGTGTGCCAAGATGAGGCTGCCATAAGCGGCCACTTCTGGAACAAGCGAGAATGCCCGTTGAAGATTCGGATCTCCCATCAATGCCTTGTGAGTCGCGGCCACCGGTGAGGCGTCATCGGCGATCTCGGGGATAATCTGCGCGGCTTGCGCGTCATACCATTCCTTCGCCTTGACCAGCTCCGCCTCGGATTGGATCTCCGTAAGTCGGGCCGGGATGTCTCTCTTGAGTGCTTTCCTCGCGGAGTTCCGCATCTGGACAAGCTGCTCTTTGGTGAATTCCTTGTCTTTTCCCGCGCCCGCCCCGGTGACGACAATGTCGCCCGGATCTGCGGCCCCGTTCATGTCAAGGATGCTCTGCGCCCACTCCTCGACCGCCTCTGCCTGCTCCTGCTCGGATTGCAAGTCCGCTATGGTTTTAATCGCGGCAATTCGCGGATTATCAACCTTTCGCGCTTGTTCTAGCGGGTTTGATGGCTTTGCCGTAGCCTGCTCAAGCTGCGCCTTCAGGTCTTTGATCTCTCCGGTTAGCTTGCCGTATCGGGCGAGCGCCTTGGATCGTGCCTTGTTGGCGATGGCTTGAATCTGCTCCGGCGTGAGACTGTCTAGGTCAATGGCCTCCGCCTCGTCTTCGGTTTCCTCGGTTTCTTCCTCCTCTTCAGCGGTCTCTTCGACATCCTCCGATTCGTCGTCTTCCTCGGTCTCTTCCGATTCGGCTTCTTGGTTCTCCGGTTCTCCGGGTGAAGCGTTCAAAAACAGATGCTCGAAAGCGTCTGGATTGAGGTTGTCGGACTCCACTGCTTTTGTGGGGGCAGCGATCCCCTCGATTTCGTTTGCCATGGTTGAGCCGCCGTTTTTTCGCCCCGGCGATTGCGATGACGATTCCTTAGCGGCTCCGTAAGGTATTGGCAAGTAAGTTTAGCCATTCACTAATGATTGACGCGGATGCTACGATTCACGCGTGAAAACCTACCCTTGCGGAACAACGGTTAAGAGCGAGATCGTCGGCGACAATTTGCGCGTAACAATCGCCGTCCGAGGCGGCTCGCCGGTCGCTTACGAAACACCGAATAACCGCCCGCTTAGGCGAGGCGCTCCCATCGTATGCGTCAGCGGAATCCCCGATGGGACCGTTGGCCCGTTTCTTGAAAACGGAGCGCCCGCCCCTATTGCTGGGAGCGGGCGGTGAACACGAACTACACCTAGCCCCGGAAAGCTGAGAGAATGCGGTCGATCGCCGCGACGGCACCGGCGGTCTTCATCGCCTCGCCGTCGTTCGTGACGTTGGCAAAGCGTCCGATCATGTCTTCGCGCTCGTCTTCGACAAAGGCGATGACCTGCTGGAACGTCGGGAGGGTGCGGAGTTGATCGAGCGCCTGCTCAAGCGTCGGCTGGGGGATGGGGTCGCTCATGACTGATTTGTGCCCTGGAATGTGGCGGGCGCTGTGCCGAGTTTTCCGGTTTGCGCGTTGGTGGCCTGCATGATCTGCATCTGATACTGCTCGATGTAGGTCATGACCCGCTTGTTGAAAGCCTCGTCCGACTGCATGCGCTCGGCTATGTCCGCCTCCTGCAACCATGCTTGAATCACCTGCATGGCGATCTGAGCACCATTCGGTTGAGCACCAACGGCGACGCCGGAATAGAGCTTCGCAAGGTCGTCTGTGACCGCTTTGACGATCTTCTCCTGCGCCGCTTCGACCGGCTGGAATACGAAGTCCGCAATGCCGGGGTCGATCATCGCGCCTGCCATGTAGAGCAGCTTGGACACGTCAATCACGCCCACGGTATCGGCCATGCGGAGCTGCATGAACGCGCCGACCTTCTTCTCCACCGTCTCGGGATCGGTATTCTGAGAATCGAATGTGATCGAAACGTCCATGTCTTCATCGTCCTGAGTGTTGTCATAGGCGACGGCATTGGGATCGCCGGAGATTCGGAACGTCAGCTCGGGCGGGCCAAACCGACGGCAGAGCTTCCGCGCCATCTTCAGCACCTCGCGGGCATGGGTGAGAACCTTGTCGATGTAAAACTGCTGGCGGACTGCCGCATTCGGGAGCGTGTAGTCCAATCCAACGAGGCGGTCGGCCTGCTGGATCAGGGTTAGCTCAACCTCCTTGCTGCCGTTGTCGGGCGGCGGGATCGGACCGAAGCGGTATTCGCCCGGCCTGCGCTCAGGAACCCGGCGGAACGGCCCCCAGTCGGACGGAGGACGCCCCGGCGGGTGCATGATCGGCGGACCCATTGCAAGGGATGACCGGTCAATCCGCTGGTCGCGCTCAGTTTTTACGCAAAACTGTGTCCCGCGAAGCAGCATCCCGAAGTTCTGCCCTTCGTAGAGCCGCTTTTGCTCTTTCGATAGCGGGGTGACAACGAACGGGTAGTCATCGAATCCGTCAAGCAGCTCGAACTTGGCGAATCCTTGTTCGTTGCCGCTTCCTTCGCCGGTGTAGCTCGGGTGGAATACCGTGCAGTAAATACCCTCGGCCTTGTCGTCGCTGTCGATGAGTCGCTGGTAGGCGGTGACGACCATGACGAGTGAATCGTCGGTCGCGGCGGTAGTCGTGAATAGCCCTCGGCCTGAATCACCAGCAACCCCTTGCTCGCCGTCAATCCGCCATGTGTCTTGCCCCCGGAAGTTGGAAATCACGTAGTCAACCCACGATTGATCCCACCCATCCGTTGCAACCTTCTTTTGAAGCTCTTGCGGAGTCAGGAATTCCCGCATGAAAATGACTGGGGACCGCTGGATGTCGGTGACGTAAACCGGCCAGAACACGTCACCGTCAGGAGCAAGCGTCCGAACCACGGGCCGGTCAATCGCAACGACCGCAATCGGCATTGCCGCCTCGCCCTTGCTGCGTAGGTGCTTCAATGCTTGCCGAGCCCGCTTTGGCATCACTTCGACGCCTTGCGCTGCGAATGCCCCGACCAGCATGTCAGCTAGCTCGTCGTCGCTTTCTCCGGCAAGGATCATGTCGCCAAGGCCCGGTGCCATCTGGTCGATTTCTTCAATCGTGAACCGCTGCAACCGGCGGCGAAGCTCCTTTTGCCAGCCGACGTATGAAACCGCCAAACTCTTCTCAAAGAGGAAGTTTGTCGCCAGCTCCATCTGACCCTTGAAATCGGGGATGTAGCTGTCCCGCATCCATTTGACGAACGATGAAACGGACGACGCCCGGCCAACGTCATCGGCGGATACCGCCATCGCCTGAATGTTCGACCGGCTCAGTGCGTGCCCGCAAATCGAAACGTAGGTGTTGATCCGCTCGGCCACCACGTTCGCCTCGGTGTCGCTTGCTCCCTCCCACGGCGTCGAGTTCGATCCACCCTTGCGCAAGTCGTTCTGTTTCCCCGGCCAGATGTTCCGGCGGTAGTTGTAGGCGTTGTAACAGTCGGAATTGAACGGGCTCAGGTCGGCCAGCGTCGATTCGTAGGTGAGCTTAAGAAGCCCGATGTCCGGTGACGCCTCGTAAAACGTCATTTCGTCAGTTTGCTCGTCGGTCATCGAATGTGGGTGTAAGTTCCATCTGCCTCAAGCTGAACCTTGATCCGCTTGCCCGGCATCTTCTTGGAGAGTCCACGCTTGCACTTCACGGCGACCTTCACGCCGTTGAGGTCGCAGAACACGTATTTCGGGTTCTTCGCGGCTTTGATGCACTTGAGGGTGAGGATGCTCGGATCGACCGGGATTGGAGCGAACGTGGTGGCGACCTCACGGATCGTCACGCTTTTGATCGGCAATGGCTCGTCAGGATTGAAATCCTCTCCGATTGTGATGGTTTCCACCGGCGATCCACGGTCGGGCACTAGCGCAACCGGCTTCACCTTCTCGGTAATATTCTCCTTCCTCCACGCGGTGTAAGCGGGGTTGATTTTACCGCCGGGAAGTCGGGATTTCGGTCGTTCGGCCATGCCTTTCATTAGTTTGTCGGTGCTTGTTTTGCAATCAGTATCCGCCGCGCCCGGAGCAGGTGGCAGCAAGCGATCCGCTTTCTAGGTGATCGGCTCCATACGCCACGGCGTAGCGAATCACGTCAATCGGGTCTTTCCATGGGTCTCGCAAGCCGTCCTCGCCTGAGTATTCAGCAAAAGCGCGGATGATGTTTTCGCAGCAGTCGGAAATATAGAAAAGCGGGCGATTGGTCGAGTCGATGGGCTTCGCAGTATCGTAGGCCATCAAGTCCACGATCTTCTGCAACCCATCCTCGATATGATCCCCTGGGGCTGCCTTGACGATGAAATCCAAATCGTCCAAATCGGAAAGCAAGCAGCTCTCCCGCTCGCGGTCCTGATACTTACTCTGAGCATACCGAGGGTCAATCAGCCGATCGTAAACCTCAATCCCAAGCTCCCCCTCAATTTGCTGTATCAGCTCGATGTAGTCCATCAGGCCATAGCCAAGCCCTTTTGATCCTGGACCCGGCTTCCACTTGCCTTCTCGTCCCGGCTCCGCCCAATCGCCGATATTCACACCCGGCCATTCTCGCGCTACCCAATGGCACCCGGCGGCATCGACCGCAATCCAAGCCATGAACCAATTTTTCGCTCCGGCTGGATCAATGATGTGATACCATGTGACACCGGATTTCGGGATCGCTTCTGGCTTCACGACGTTTACTGAAGTCGAGAACTTCGGGAACTTGGTGGCGTAGCTCTTTGTTGGAACGCCGTAGGCACGGACAAGGATAGTCTCTCGGGATTCGTTTTGGAGGTCGTGCCGAATCCGCTCGTATCCTCCGAACGGATTGTCTTGGGAATGGAAGTAGTGAATCGACGCATCCCGCTTTTTGCTGCGCTGGACGTAAGGCACAATCTCACCATTCAGAAGCTCGGCAGCCCTTCCTTCAATCGTGACCGCGCCGTCCAAGTAGTCACGAACAACCTCCGTCCACCCGTCAATAGGAGTGAACGTGACCAGCATCTTAGCGTTTCTAGTCGCAAGACGGAATCTAACCGTTTCGATCAGGTCCGGAGAAGATAGATACTCGTCTAGCCAAATTCCAATGTTCACCCATCTCGGGGAGCGGCTACCAAGCTCCGCGCCTTCTAGGATTGTTGGATTATTACTATAGGCGGAGTAGGTCTTGAAAATGATTTGTGACTTGTTCGGAAGGATCAGGCTACCTTCGGCGAATCCATTCTTTTGCGTGTAGCTAATGTAGGTGCTCGCGCTCGTCGTCTTCGACTTCAGCTCTGGCGGAAGCCATTCCCATACCGCCTTTTGCTGTTGCCGGATGGAAACTTCAGCGGTTTGGGAGAAACAGAAGATTTCAGACCCCGGATTTTCGATAGCCCCCTTGACAACACAATAAGCTCCCCACGCCGTTTTTCCGGAACGATTCCCACCAAGTGCTAGAATTTCGTTGACGTCCTCTAGTGCTTCCTCCGCTTTTTTCCAGTGCGGTAGGCGGAATCCATAGCGATACGGGTCGGATGCCGCCTTGTTGATCGTATCGTGATGGATCTGGTGGTATTCGATGATTTCCTGCGGCTCCATCGCCGCGAACTCCTCTTCGGTCGGAATGGGAAGCAGCGGGTGATTTGTCCACTTCATACGTCAATAGCCTCGGCCTTTGTCTTCCCGGCAAGCCGCTGCCGGATCTCTTCTCGAAACGCCATCGCGTCTTCAAGAGTTGGGCCGCTTGTCCGATGTTCGATAACCGTAGTAGCCGCGCCAGCAGCCGCCATGCCCTTGTCATGGATGATGCCGATGGTCAGGGCCAAGTCCTTGATCGGCACGGCGGCAAGGGCTGCCTCGTCATCCTCTAGGCAGTCAATCTTCTTTTCCATCAACCCTGCGGTTCGCTTGGCGAGGTTGAGGTATCTAGCTGCAAGATCCTTCCGGGTATGCTCGAACGCTTCGGCGAGGCTTCCGGCATGATGGCGTGCCAGCTTCGAGAGTGTCGCGCCGTAGATTCCCAGCTTCGCGCAAATGGCCTTTTGCGTCATGCCGCCTTGCGAGAGCAAGTAAAGCGCCTCTGCGGCCTTCTCCGGCTCCTTGAACTCGTAGGCTTGGAACTTGGTGACGCCTTCAGCGGCGCGTGATGCCTGACGTTGGCGGATTTGATCGCGCCAGAAGGTCATCGCCTCCGGTTCCGCCCACTCGCCGGTTGAAAGTTGCTCGCTCATTGTTCGGGAATCCCGTTCGGGAAGTGGTTCAGCTTCACGCTGTCGTAAACGAACGGCATCGGCGTGCCGGTCATACGCGTCGTCTGGTTGATCCGGTCGAGTCGGTAGGTTTTGAAAACTCCGACGTTCGCGGGGATCTTGTCGGCATCAAACACCGGGTTGAGCGCCCGCTGTTCCTTCGTCATCAGGCCGAACACGGAATTGATGAAATTCTTGTATTCGTCGGCCATCTGCGGGCCGTATTTCTCCGTGAAATAAGAGTCGGTCTTCAACCCCTGCTTGTGCAGGTTCATCACGGCTTCGGCGTCTTCCTGAATCGCGATCTCGTTGCCGTTGTAGAGGCGCTTCCCTCGTGGCGACTTCGCCCGGTTCTGGATGTTCTCGCGGAACTGGGTAACGCTGAAAAGGTGGATCAGGATGTTACCACCGGTCCTCTTGAGCGGGTTCCGCTTCGTGGTTGAGACGGCGATCGGCACCACGTCGCGGAAGGTCGGCGCGAGCCCGGCGTAGGTCTTCTTCCCCATCGCGGAAGTCTTCAGCGACGGCTGGTAGATCATCATGAACGTCTCGCCAGTGAACTTCTTCGCGGCTTTGTTCAGCATGCGGAGAACCGAGATCGTCTTGAGGTTGAAAACGCCGGAGTCGCGGAGCTTGGTAATCTGGTCGTCGCTAAAGTGCGTTCCCTTGTAGGTTCCGTCCTCCTGCGGTGCGAACTCGCCCGGCGGCAGGTTCTCGCCACGTTCGATCTTGTCGCGTGCGACCTCTTCCAGCATCAGTCCGGCAGCGGCGCGGCGAATCTCCG